CTCTATCTATATAATACACCGCAAGATGGCGACGGCGTTAACATGCAAATAAGATGGGTGGAGCTATGTGAACTTTGGTCTGGGAACGCGGAAGTGGCTGTGCTAAGGCGGGGCAAGCGGGCGGGGCGCACGGGCGGCGTCGCGGCGGAGGTGACGTGGCGGCCAACGCGGAAGTGAAACCCGGAACTCTTTTTCGCGGGCTTTCGGGTTAATTTGGCGGGGATTTTTCGGGTGTGCCAGCTGAACTTTTGACTTTCTGTTCTTGACGTCACAGGTAGAGTATATAGTCGCTGCTGTACGCAGCTCAGCTCACTTTCGTTTGAGCCGCTCTTGGCACGGTAAGAGCTTCTTATGGCATCCGAGGCTTTGCTGGTGTACCGCGAGGGCCCAGGGGGACGCCTGCCGGAGCAGCTTCTGCACTGTGGGGTGTACACTTTGTTTTCACCCACTAATTTTGTTATTCCACCTAATGGTGCAGCTTTAATTTACTTGCAGATTAGCGTTCGGGTTCCCTATGGTTATACTGGCCATTTGGGGTCCCTACGCGAGCAAGTTCGCGACGGGGTTTTTGTCGGAGCAGACTATGTGGAGCCTACTACTACCGCGGAGCTAAAAGTTTTGCTGTTTAATCACAGCTGTCTTTTTTACCAGGGCTCTGCCGGACAGCCAGTGGCCCGCTTAGTTTTGCGTCGAACCGTGTTTCCTCCGGTTCAGGAAGCAACTGTGGTTTAACTGTGCTTGTTTTTTTTTAGGTAAGCCAAGATGTTTGAACGCCGTCCTGTTTGGTTTTCCGTTACTGTACCTCAACTTTTGCTGTGCTATTTGCATGATCTTAATTTTGATTTGCAGTCATTTTTACAGCATGAGCTTCGAAATTTTTTTCATTGGTTTTGTGATTATTGCACTGGTCCTATGGCTTTTGCTCACGTTGGCGCTCACGTGGTTTCCCTTTGCCCCACTTTTCGCGTGATTATTGCGGTGGGCACGCCTGAGTTGGAGTCTGGCGACGAGCTGGCTGCTGAATGCTGTTCTGATTTGCTGGAGCATTTGCAGTGCATGTTAAGAATGAAACTTCGAGACGCCGGTATTGAGCCTAACTTGCAGGTTTTAAATTTACTGCAGGTTTCTCAGGAAGAGGACTTTTTCGATTGACAAAAATGAGGGTGTGCTTACGTATGCTGGTGGAGAGCGCCTTGTCGGAGCTTTTTATCATGGCGGGCATGGAGCTACAGGGAGTTATGCTTCAAATTATTAGAGACTGGAAGCAGGAAAACTACTTGGGATTAATTGATGACTGCGCTGCTATGATAGACCCTGGAGAAAATAGAGCTTTTGTCCTTTTGGTGTTTTTAAACGTGCGCGTTCGAGATTTGATTCCTGCCACTGTGAGTGACTTGGAAAATCGTCTGATTTTTGATCTTGCTGTTATGTTTCATCAGGAAACCCAGGATCGCTGCCACCTTCGAGATTTGAGTTTTGAAGTTCTTCATGACCAGTTGGAATAAAGTTTGAAGTCAACCAAGTCTATGCCTCTGCCTCTGCTTCCTTGTCCTCCCGTGGAACGGGACGTGTCTGCTTGTGTTTCTTGGTTAGGTTTAGCTTATGCTACTGTAGAAGAAACTTTGCTAGCTTTAAGATTAAGAGGAATTAACCTGTCTCCATCTGCAGAAAGCTGTCTGTTGGGACTACGTGAGTGGCTATTTAGGGCTTATTGCAAGGAAAGGTACCGCCGCGGCGACCGAAGGCACCGGCGACACTGCTGGGAAAACACGTGGTTTTCTTACAGAAAGTATTTGGAAATTAGATCTCAATTTGTTTGTTATGGCGCAGCGGGTGAGGAGATACCGGTGCCGATTGAACCCCTACCAGGAGTACCCACTAGCGCCCTCTGAAAATGCTCCGGAGACGTTGTCTTCTTCTCCGCTGCCAGACTGTAACATGAACACCATGCATGATGTGAGTGCTGTCAGGGGATTGGTTGGCTGTGTGGGGTTTGCTGTTTTTATGGAATGGCCTGTTCCATGGAATATGATACTTACCTCTTATGAATGGCATTTAATGAAGCAGTACTTTAATGTGTGTATTAGTTGTGCCACCATTGACCTTAGACGGTCCTCTGTTATTCATGGAAATGAGGTATGGACTTTGCATTGTCATTGTAACCGCCCTGGTTCTTTACAGTGTATGGCGGGGGGGATAATGTTGGCAACTTGGTTTAACAGGGTAGTGTACGGGGCTACTATTAACCAGCGTTGTTTGTGGTACAGAGAAGTGGTAAATTATCAAATGCCTAAAGAAATACTGTATGTGGGAAGTGTGTACGTTAGGGGCAGGCATTTAATTTATTTAAACATTAGGTTTGATGTTCACGCTAAAATAGTTAAAGAATTTGTGAGTATGGGTTGGTGTCAGCATGCTTATGGAATAATGAACAATTTGGTGGTGTTATGCTGCTTATCCTGTGCGAGTCTTAACGAGATTCGCATGCGCTGTTGTGCCAAAAGAACGCGGCGCCTCATGAGGCGGGCTGTTTTAGCCATTGTAAGACACGGTCGTTTTCGCTTACAACCTAGCGCCGCTGAGCGGCGACGACAAGATATTCTTCGGGACTTGTATGTGTACCAGCGTCCTGTGTCTTATGAGGTTTATGACAACTGTCGTTCTCGTCCCAGATGACTACAGTGGACATGGAACAGTTAATGAAGGATTTTGCAGCTGAAAACTCTACGGTTGCCGCGGAAACCACAGATCTTTCCATGGAAGAAGAAGCTTTGGATTCCTGCTTTTCTTTGTCTGATTTTTCTGATGGACTGATTAGTGTTACGGACTCACGCTTGGCATGTCAGGAACCTGTTTGGATTTTAACACCTAAGAGTTTTTCTGTTTCTAATGGAATGCAGTTGTTTACTGCTGAACGAATGGAACGTGTTGTTTATAAAATAAAGTGGAGAGGGGGAGGCGGGTTAACAGTTAGGGTAACATGATTTATTCTTGGGTAATATAAGAGAATGTACACGTTGGGCTTATAAATGCTTCTCCCGCATATGCTGATAAACCTGACCATGTAAATTTAATGCCATATCCCAGTGCTTCTTCATTAAACGACACTTTAAGTAACATTGGTTTACTTGTGTTTCCTCTTAGATATGTGTTTATGTATGTATTGCTTTTTGGGGTGGATGTTTGGCTTCTGGGATAAGCTAAAATGTTGGGCATAAAGTTTACCGCATCGGTAATTGTAGTATTTACAGATGATCCATTTCTGTAACCCCAGTAAAGAGTAGACAGGTTAGAAGTGGTTAACAAACTTCCATTTGTGTCAAATTTAAGAGACACACTAAAGGTGTCTCCACTTAAGCTAGCTAAGGTTCCATTTAATCCAACCAAGTCACACGTTCCAATAACTGTGGAGCCGCACTTAGATAATGTAAGAGTAAATTTGCTGTCCCTTTCTTGAAACACTCGACAGTTGGGAGAGGGATCGGCTGTTGTCCACAGGGAGGGAATTGATTGGGTATTATTGGCCACTGTAAGTTGACCATTAGTAATGGTTAAACCATCTCCCACGGCCACCTGTATAAGGTTATTATTAATGGTTAAACCATTGCCTACGTTAGCTGCAATTTGATTGTTTGAAAATGTAAGACCATTACCTAGGTTTGCTTGTATTTGATTGTTAGAAAAAGTAATGCCGCTACCTAGGTTGGCCTGTAGCGCGCCAGCTGAGTTAATAATAATTCCAGATCCAGTTTTTATAGTTAGTTTGCCTTCATCTGATCCTGATTCTGTCATGAGCAGCGGGGCTTTAAAGTTTAATGTAAGGTCATTATTGGGGGCAATTTTTAAACCCCATCCGGATTGTACTTGAAGGCCAGACCTGTTTCTTAACCCAGATGAGCTAGCAAGATTTAAAGAAAAGTTAGCCCCTGAAATTGCAAGAGGCGCTGTGGCAGTAAGGTTGGTTCGAAGAAGGTTGTTAGCAATAGTTAGCCCTGTACCCACTTGTAATCCTAAAGTGTCGTTTGAAATAGACAGGGGTGCTTGAGCTTGCAAAGTGGTTTGCAGCGCGTTATCATGTATTTGCAAACCGCTTCCTAAGTTAATACTTAAGTTATTGTTCTGAAGGGAAAGAGGTGTTGAGGCTTGCAACATAGACTGCAATTGGTTATTTACAATTCCCAATCCACTTCCTATTGCCAGGCTGAGGCTGTTATTTGATAAAATAATTGGCGCTACTGCATTTAGCAGTACCTGAAGTTGATTGTTTACCACTCCCAGTCCACTTCCTAAGTTTAGTGCTAGTTTGTTGTCTGTGTTAATTTGAATAGGGTCCTCAGTTAGAATCTGTAAGGCGTTAGATTCTACATTGAGTCCTGTTCCCAAATTAATTTGCAGTTCGTTATTAACAAATGCTAGGGGGGATTTAACAGTAAAATTTGCTGCTTGACTAACTAACTTGCCATCTACAATGGTCAAACCGGCACCTATGGCAAGACTGAGGGCCTTTGAGCTGTTGAATGTAAGGGGCGTGGCTATTTTTAAGGAAAGAACCCCTGGCGGGTTTTCTTGCAGTCCGTCTGCTGCCACAAAGGGGGGAGCAACTTCTGTAGAGCTGTTGTATCCATAAGGATAGACTGGATTAAAACCTTCTTCCACTTTAGCGCGCTTCATCTGCAATGAAAATTGTGGGAGAACTGGAAAGTAAATTGTGCATACCTTTTAAGGTATGGAGAAAATTTGCAGCTTGGAAAAAAGTGAAGTATGAAAGTTGGGAGGAAGGCGCGGTGGTGCTGCTGGACAACACAGAAAATGAGAAACAAATAATTGCTGATCTTAGGTAAGTTTTATTAATGAAAAGGAACAGAATCATGTAAGCCGCAGAGAGTTTTTACAAGACAGTATAAACATTCAGAAAGGCAGCATGAGCAACGAATGGAGCCTTTAGTATCTCCCTTTGTTTGTGTAACTTTAATAGGCGACGTGCCTATTAAAAACACACAGGTTTGACGTTGAGATGGGATGTGATACTGCAATTCGTGGTCATTTCCTTGAAGAATTTCGTAGTAAAGATGGGCCTGTTTAACAGTGCAAAATAATCCTTTTTTGCACTGGTGGGTGTTTTTAATGCTTTGAAGTTCCTTGTTTTTAAGTTCTTGTTCTTTGGACCGATACTTGATAAAAATGGCACGTTGTTCTGACTGGACTCCGTCAAGCTCTAACTCGCTCATTATAAATGAAAATAGCTGTAAACAGACGGGGAACGTGGGGGATCAGGATTAGCATTTAAAGTAGGATCAGGGTTAACAGGCAAATCAGTTAAAAACCCATGAGTCCACGGTGTTTTAAATTTGGAGTGGAGCATAATGCCACATACAAGACTAAAGGTAGCCATACATCCCATAATTGCGGCCATTATCCATTCGTTAGACATTGAGGAATCAAGGCATGACAGTTTCCAGAATTGAGTAAAGGTAAATTCACAAGTGTTAACCGGTGTAAAAAAACAAAATATAAAAAGCCAAAAAATCATTGTAGATCAAGAAGGCTGGCAATTTGTTGATTTTGATACTGAGGTGCGTGCCTGCGGTAGTACAGTCTGACCCAGAAGTAGTCAATACACTGAAGAAAAACAAAGGTAAAACATGTTATACTGCAGATGGTAACGCAGCAAAGCATCATGTAGACAAGGTAGACTTCCATTGGCGGCAAACATTGTGGATCAAGCGTAGCGGCGGCAGAAAATGAGGTTGTAAAAAACGTCACCGGCGTAATAAGTAAAAGCAGAAAAATTAATTTTGCCATTTTTCTGAAAAATATTAATAAATTGTTGAAAGTTTAATTTTTTCTTTTTTGTAGCCGCATGAAAACAATGAAAGTAAAGTTTTTCTTTGTAAATAAAGATACACAGATGCCGCAATTATAAAGCACGAACAAACAATAATTACAGCAAGAGCAATGAAGTCAAAATAGTGATTAAAATCAGTTTGACTTTCAATAGTTTGACACAGCTCATTAAAAGGGTAGTAATAGGAAAACTCTTTAGTAAATGTTTGGTATGTAACTTGCAACTTAACTTGAGAGCTCATGTTAGGAACTGATTTTATGTTTAAAACCCAATCTGATTTTGAGTTGTTGTAAATTACCGTGGTGCGCAGGCGGTTCTGAGTGCAGTTTACAAAAATTATACAGTAATCTTTAGTTAAATATTCAGAACTTACAAAACAGTTAGGTGTGCGAATTGGTTCAATAACTGTTAGGTTATAGTAAAAGTTGGTAACTGTTACATTGTTTGTAGCCTTTGCGTTATACAGCCCTGCGTAGTTATCAGAAATGCTGTAAAGGTAAAATTTGTTTTTAAGGCATGTGTAATGCAAGTATGAGCCAAAATACGTGTCTTTGTGACATAGTCTTGTTCCAGAGAAGTATAAATTGGTATTATTGGAGCCAGAATCCGCCTTGTACCATGTAATGTCATAAGAGGTTTCATATTCTAGAGGTAATGTAATAACAGTGTGACTTCCCCTTTCTGCATATATTTGCTCAGCTTTAAAGTCAGTTGCACTTAGCAAGCTAACCAGAGATAGTAAGAAAGCAAGACAGCCATTCCAAGTCATAATTAACAAAAAGATAAGAAAGTGCAAGCGCTAGTAAAGAAAACTGCAAATATATAGAAGCTACCGTCAGCCACTGGTCTTGGTTTATAGCCAAAGCTACAGTTGGAAGAAGCGGCTGTTCCGTCGTGAGCAGGGTAAAAAGCAAACAATATTAACCAAAAAAAGAATAATTATTGCCAGCAAGCCAACGTAAGGCAGCCAATAATTAGAGTTTGAACTGGGACTTTGGCTAGGTAAAGGTGGGTTAAGACCTTCTATTAGTTTAACAGATTTAGGCGGTAAGTATAAGAATTTGAAAACTGTTTTGCAAGGTTCAGTAATTACTTCACAGGTAAACGTAGTGTTCGAGGTGAATGGAAAAAAAAGTACAATGCGGTGGGAAGAGAAACCAACAAAGTCTAATTTTAGGTTTTCAAGAACTAAATGGTCGTGGTAGTAAGCGCGCCAAAGAGAATTATTTACATGCCACGTAACAATGGGATAGGAAGGGCAGGCACAGTCCAAAGTAATATTGTCCGTGCTGTCAGAAAACAGCACAAGTTGGTTTCTGTAGAAGTTGGTGGTGTATTTTTGAGCTTTAGATGTTTGGTTAAAAAGAATAAAAGTTTCAGCGCAAGATCCTACGTGGCAGCTGTAAGTGCCTGAGATAAATGGAAACAGCAAAGTTAGTTGTTGGTATGATGCCAAATGCGTTGCTAGAAATTTGGAATAAACCGGTCTAGCAATTTCCCCAAAGCCTCTGGCGCGTTGACTGGAGTAGCTGAATTCTACCAACCTGGAATTGTTGTACTTCCACAATATAGTTGGTCCAACCAGGCTACAATTCAGCTGTAGATGTTTATGATCAGCAAAGACCAGGTGGGACGGTGGGCAAGGCTGTAGATTAAAGATGTGTTTGCAAGGTAAGGCCTCGCAGGTATAGTTTCCAAAGTGAAGTGGCGGTTTCAGATGCAACGAGGTGCCGTCGGCGTCTCCCCAAGAGCCGGAAAGCAACTGCTTGTTAAAGTACCAAGAAAGCTGGAGAGACCAAAACGAACAGTTTAAGGTTATGTCTGTATTGTGTTTAGAAAACACGTCTGTAACGCGTTGATTAACGCACGAGTGGCCGGAGTAGTCAACATAGGTAAAACTTTTACTTATTAAATTCAGAGCACAAATGATCCATAAGAGTTTCGTGCAGAGCGGCATTTTCACAGGTACAGAACAGACAGATGATAAAGGGTCCCTGGGCGCGTTTAACCAGTATAGGTTTTTCTACAAAATTTCGCAGAACGTGAATAGTTGATTTTTCAGGCGCCACTAATTCTAACCCGTGAGTGGCGTCCCCGGTTGGATGCGGACGTTTTACAAATTTGAGATCTAAGCTCAAGTCGCGAGCCACGCAGCGGCGGCGTCGGCAATGAACCAAGTGTTTAAGCCGCGCTTGTTCCACTAGCGCGTCAGGCTCCACATCAGTCATAACCGTCCACGGAGTCACTCACCGCGTCAAAGTTGGGTATGAACTCGTCGGGGTACTGTCCGGGCGAACCGGAGAAAGGCTGAAAGTAAACCGAAGGTACAAACTCCTCCACAAACTGAAGAGGTCCAATTCCTCCGGAGCGAGGCTGCGATGCTGAGCTCTGGAGAGTTAGGTATGCCTGCCGAGGTGTAAACGAAGAGCGGCCCGAGCCCGCGAGCTGGAACACTCCGTCTGGTCGTAGACCAAGCGAAGAGCTCACTGTCTCGTCGTTGAGCTGGACGCCTTTGCCTCGAATAATCAGCCTTTTTATACCCGACTGGGCGTAGGGCGTGGTGTGGTGAACTCTGTACCGAAACCGGGAACCGCCCGCTAATTGCGCACCTAGATTAGTCATTTGTACTTCCGCCTGGGCGTCCCGGGGCAAAAGTACATTAGTGGGCGGTGGCGTTTCCTGGTACACCAGGGCAGCTGGCCAACTTGGCGGGTTAAGATTATTACGGGGCGTTGCCGTGAGAGCCGCCTGTTCCAGTAGTAGCTGATTGCGGTGGGCGCGAATATTGTTTACGCGGGAAATCATGTGTGGTCCAGCACTTAGCCAGTTCATTTTGGTAGAATAGTCCTGGGAAGCGCCAGCGGCCAATCCCATTTGCGGCTGGTAGCTCCACATGTAAGGCGTGGGAATCTCTTTGCTCATATTGGCGCGCTTTTTAAAATGACGTCAGGCGCGTTTGTAGTCCCGCGCGCGGGCTTTTTCTTTAGCTATTTAGGGTGGTCGAGCAGTATTTGTGAAACAGCGCTTCTGCGTCCTCCAACGTGCGCTGCAGCTGATCTTCGCTCTTGTGGTACAGACAGCTTCTGGTAAGCGATCTGAGGGTGCGATTTTTTATTTTCAGTTCCTGCTGCTGACCTCGGCTTTGCTGAAAAATAGCGTAGAGGGTGGGAAATATACGATTTCGCAGTTCCCTGGTGGCTTGAGGTTCGTGAGCGCTGAGACGCAGTCCTCCGGCTTGCGGCGGGGATTTTTTAGCCGTTCGCTTCTGAGCTGTAAGAATGACGGTAGTAGTGCAGTACGTTACGGGGGATAGCTATTCCTTTATTAAAAAGCAGGTATCTGCGGGTAAACGAAACGTCCCCACCGCATTGCAGAAGGCAAGAAAGAATGCAGCTTTTGTGCCTTCTCCAGGATCTGTAGCCCTGGCGGGAGCGTGCGTTGCCCTTACCAGTTTTTTTGTTCTTGCTATCCCATCTACGGGTGGGTGTGGGCTCGGTGTTCGAAGCGACAGGCAGGGGTTTCGGAACGGCCCGCGAGGGTTCTTCGGCGGAAACCTCGCTTGCCTCCGGTTCCTCTTCCCCGACGCTCCCCTCCGGCCACGGGTCTTCCTCCGCTTCGCTGTAGCTCACACTGCTCCATTCCTCTTCCTCCGAATCTGTCATGCTCCACTGCGGCTGGGTCTTTTTGGGCGGCATGTGGTAGACAACCTGCGGCTGATGAGGGTCCGTTGAGTTCCTCTCCTGTTTGGGGGTCAAGGTACACCCCTCTGCCCTTTTTTAGAAGAAATTCTTGCCGCGCTTTGTTAATTGTTTGTAATTGGCTAACTATGTTGCTCTGGGTAATGACGCAAGCTGTTAATTCTGTTTTTGGGGGTTTCGATTGGTTTTCGTACAGCTGAATTTTGTGGGCGTGATAGTCTTCCGGCACAAATTTTCTTAAATAAGCGGATGTCCAAAGCCCAGGAGTCAGTTTTAGACCCGCTTTGGATTCTGCGCTACCGCCGTTTGCGTCGGAAGGTCCTTGAATTTCAAAGGTACCTATTATTTGGGTTTCATTTAAAAGCGGGGTGTTGCAAACTAAAGAACGGTGGGGGGTGCACAAGTTGCAGCGGCAGTGGCATTCCAGAAGCCCTTCTCCGCTATTGTCTTCAGCCAGGTCAGAATGGAACATTAGAAAGTTAGCTAGCTGAAAAAGGTAAGTGTAGGGCCAAAGCGGCGGAGGGCACTCTGGGTAGGTTAGAGGAACGAAGTCAGTTGGCAGGGCACAGCTGGTGGCGGGCAAAATTCCTGAGCGCTCTAGTACAAAAGAACGAAAGTTTTGCAAGATGCTTTGGCTCATAAAATCTGGCAAGCCGTTTCTTAGGGTTTGTAACAGTTTTGGAGGAAAAATTATGTCTGCTAAGTCTCTAGCAGATGTGCGCTCATCAAAGCCTGTCCATAAAGCTCTTCTTGACCGCACCAATAACTTTTCAAGTTCTTTTAAATTTTCTTCTTCTAAGCACTGTTGCCATACACCCATTCCAGTTTGCCAGGTGTACACCAGCATTAAAAACACGCAATCCCGCACGTAGTCCCGTCGAGCCTCTCCTTTTAGAGTGCTGTGTAGCACGTTTTGACCCAGTCTGTTTTCGTGCAAAATTCCCAAGTATGAAATAAGGTTACTGAGTTCCACGTTGGAAATTTTGCACGCTTGCTTTACGTAGCCGTGTCTGAATGTGTAGTGAAGAGTTTCTTCAATTTTTTTAAGCGTTTCTGGATGAGAAAAAAATCTTTGCAAGCATTCTAGTTGTACGGTTACAAGCACCACTGCCATCATGGTTTTGCGGCGCTCCTCTAAAACGGACGGGTCTGAGGTGCCCAACCACTTGCCAAGTTCTTCATCGGTTACTGCCGGTTTGCCTTCGTCGGTTTCATTTTCGTTTTCAGAGTTAAGAGGTTTTGCGCGCTTAATTAGTAAACTGTCCATAACTGTGGACATAACTTTTGGGGGTAAATTCACGGCGGGGTAAGCAAAGTGTGTCACCTCAATTGAGCGTTTGAGAATTGCCAAGCGAGCGTTATCGCCTTCTAATTCTACTAAAGCACTGGAGTGACTTTCTTCGTTTTCTTCCAGGGCGTTTGCTGCTCGTTTTTCGTCTCGACCAAGCCCCTCAAATATTTTGGGAACTTCTTCTAAACAAGCAATTGCAGGTATGCGCGCACCCTCTCGAAGGTAAAGGGTTCGGTCCGCCTTGGTGCGGTTGGCGCGACAAGACAGGGGAATTTTGTGGTTTTGAAAAAATATGTGGTAGGTAGCAAGCACTTCGGGAACTGCAAATGCTGGATAAAAGTTAAGCCGCGGGTTAGGCTCGCAGGTGCCATTGGCTTGGCGCTTAGGAGGAATTCTGGGCGAGAACAAAATTTTTTCATAGGCATTGCTGAGGTCTTGTATGTTCAATGGAACAGCGCTTCTTTCTTGTAATGCGTCTTTAACAATAATACTCTGGCGCGTTAAGTGTTTAAGCAACACGTCTCCTGTGGCCAAATAGTCAGTCCACCCGTTAGTGTTTACGGGGGGAGGACTAAAGTTTTCCGGGGGTGTTTCGTAGCCCACATCGGACTCTATCCGCGGGGAATTTTCGGCACTCAAAGTGGAAGACTCAGTTTCGGGTGAGGAGGAGTCTGACGAACAGGATGAGAAAGAGTCTTCCATCTTGTTTTTCTTGCCTAGGAGAAGATAATGGCCAGTCGTCAGGAGCAGACTCCGGAACTGCCCCCCAAGAAAAAGGCGCGACGTGCAGTAGCACCCCCTACGCCCGTTCAATCCCCGGAGCGGCACGAAGAAAGCGCCGAAGAAGACGAGGTGGAGGAACCGCGTGGTCAAATTATAGCTATGACCGCAAGCAATCCCCCAATGCAAATCATCCGCGATGCAGCGGGCAACACCACATTTAAACGCTTTCCTAAGGGCCATCCGTTTGCCGAACCTGTGCAACGTGAGCAAGTGGAAGTGGTAGAAAGGCCAACTAGCTTGCCCATAGCTAACCCTAATACTACCAAAATTGTGTGTGCATGGGAAAAAGGCATGGAAATTATGCATTTGCTGATGGAGAAGTATAAAATTGACAAAACGGAGCGCAATGAGTTTCATTTTATGGCCGACCAGTTTCCTGTTTTTAGAAAAATTTGCAATACCTGGCTGAGTGAAGAATGGAAGTACGTTCCGTTAACTTTTAGCAGTCAGAAAACCTTTGGCTCAATGATGGGCCGTTTTTTGCATCACTACGTGCAGTTGTATTCTGGCGTGACGGAAATTTCCAATCCTAAGTGGGAACCTACTGGCTGTGTGGTGTGGGAACACCATTGTACTGACGACGACGGGGAGCTGCGCTGCTTACACGGCTTAACCATGATTGCCAAGGAGCACATAATTGAAATGGATGTAAGCAGCGAAGCAGGCCAGCGAGCATTAAAGGAAACACCTAGCAAGGCTAAGGTAATGCAAAATCGCTGGGGCAGAAATGTGGTGCAGATTCGTAACGAAGATGCTCGATCTTGCGTTCACGACGCCGCATGTGCAGCAAATAATTTTTCAAGCAAATCTTGCGGTCTTTTTTACACCGAAGGCAGTAAGGCCCGACAAGCTTTTTGCCAGATTGAAGCTTTTGTTGCTGCTTCTTACCCGTATATGAAACGCGGGCATAAGCATCTTTTAATGCCTGTGCGCTGTGAATGCAACTACCTAGGAGACTGCGTTCCCCGTGGTGGCCGCCAGCTGTGCAAGATAACACCTTTTGCTTTAACCAACGTTGAAGACACCGGAGAGGTAACCGACCCCGTGGCGCTGGCTAGCATTAAAAATCCAAGCCTACTTGTGTTCCAGTGTGCCAATCCAGTGTACCGCAACACTCGTGCCGTGAACCAGATTAACTGCGATTTCAAGATTTCAGCTCCTGACGTTTTGCAAGCGCTCCAGCTAGTACGTCACTTGTGGCATGACAACTTTCCAGAAATTCCGCTACCGAAGTTTGTGGTTCCAGAGTTTAAGTGGCTTTCCCGCTACCAGTACAAAAACATTACCCTTCCGGCAGCCCACAACGACATGCAGGAAAACCCTTTTGATTTTTAATAAAAAAAAATCAACCCCAGTTTTAATAAAGCATGATTTAAGTTTATTAAAGTGTTACAGAGTTTTATTAAATGCGGTGGCTTTTTCAATTTGCTCGCGGTGACGACGGAAATACGGGGAACGAGATTTTAAAAAAGCATACAGGTTTTTTTGATTTTCGCAAAGGGTTGCTTGAACCGAGGGGCTTTGTAACATTGAATTAGGTACTCCAGTTAGCAAGTCCATGGTAGGATTGTTTTCCATGGGATTGCTTGGCCAGTGCACAAATGCATGCAAAAACATGCAGCAAAAAAGTCCACAGGCTGCGCTGTGAGGTCCTTGGACCGTTTGCGTACTTTTTACCAGGGTCAAACATTTTGAAGGCGTGGACGCCAGGGCACTTCGCTTTAAAAGACCTTCGTACTCAAAATTGTATATTTGTTTAAGGCGCGCGTCTGAAAATCCAAACGGGTCAAATAAATAAAATGTAGAAGCGCGCGGATTCCAGCCCAACGCTAACCAATGTTCCCCTCCAGTTTCTCTGCCTGCGGTATTAACAATGGCACAGGAAAGCTTGTGAGGCGACACAAACCCCGGAAAACGTTTATCAAACGTTCCCAAAAAATAAGGACCGCAGCCTAGGTCACGCACAATGGCCCGCAGTTCGTCTTCGGTAGAACCCATGGAATCTGGTAAAAAACCAGCAACAGCTTATGTGGTGGCGTTTCCAGCAGAGAAAGGAGTACGCAGGTACACGGCTTCAATAATGCCGCGGTGGGGCTGGTGAACCCTAACAACATCAAACACTTCAAACAGCATATACAATAGCGTTGGCTCCTCCATGGGGTCTACTTCAAAAGTCATGTCCAAAGCGTGAGCTGAGTTAGCGTAAAGCATGTTTTGTCCCAAATCTGTTAGAGCTCCCATAGACATGAAGTTGCTAGAAAATGGAATGCGCCACATAACCCGGTCGCACAAAAATTTTTTCTGGGTAATAGCCGGGACAGCTGTTGGACCAATCAGCGGGTATGGGTAATTTGCAGGGTAAGGCTGCCCTTCGCGAATGGTAGGGCCCATGTAACCTACAAACCCTGAATTGTTATGCTGACGTGGAAGGGGAACCTGCTGATATTCAGCGTAAGCAGTGGGATCCACAACTTGCCTGCTCATTGGTTGAAAATTTCTGAAAAAGGAGTACATGCGATCTTTGTAGCCTTCTGGTGCGTAAAATCCCTGATAGCCAATGTTGTAATGACTAAGCATTTGAATTAAAAACCAATCCTTAGTCATGTTGCTTTGAGCTATGTTATAGCCTTCCCCGTCTACAACCCTTTTTATTTCAAACTCGTTTGGAGTTAGTAGACGATCGTTTCCAGGCCAGCTTACCGACGAGTCAAACATTATGGATACACGTTTAAAGGTGTGGTTCAAATAGAATGTGCCGTCTAAGTAAGGAATGGACCCAGAATAAACAAAGTACGGGTCAAAGCCAGAACCCAACGACGGCGTTTCTTTTGCTTTTATGCGAGTAAAGCTCCATCCCCGGAAAGCGGCCCAGTTTCTTGAAGGAATTGAAATGGGAACGTTGGTAGCATTGGCTGGAATTGGGTAAAGCATGTTGGCAGCGCTAAGGTAGTCATTAAATGACTGATCGTTTGTATCATTGCGCAGCATTGCCTCCAAAGTTGAAGCGGTATTGTGGGCCATTGGAAAAAAGTTGGCATACAAGTTAACGCTGTCAATGCGCACGCTGGCACCGTCTACTCGAAGATCATTTCCAAGCGTGCTTTGCAAAATCATATTGACATCTTTGCGGAAGCTCCACTCATACGTGTACGAGCCTGGCAGCAGTAACAAGTTTTTAATGGCAAAAAATTTCTGAGGAACTTGAATATGAAACGGCACAATTCGACCGTTTCCTAGCAGCATGGAACGATACCTAAGCCCTGCGTTGCGGTGATGGTTAAATGGATTTACGTTATCCATAGGATCTGGTGACCAGCGAGCTCCTATGTTAACATAAGTGTCCACTAAACCTGGCGCAGTCACTCTGCCGTTTATGTAACCGTAGGTGTTGGTGTTGGTGGGCAGCGTAACGTTGGTTGGCGTGTATTTGTAACTGTCCGGCAGGTAAAGGGCAACGTTGCTGTAAAGAAAACTTCTCCATAGGTTAGCCTGTAGGTTAATTTCCATTGCAAAAATGTTACCAGTTGCAATTTCTGAAGCTGCCACATTGGCGTTGACTGCCCATGTGCTTCCGCCTCCTCCGGCATTTTTAGTTTGCGTTAAACCCTGGTACTCATTTACTATTCCCACTGCTCCCAATGGGAAACAGTAGTTAGGCAGTTCATCTTCTACCCCATGATTTTCTATTATTCTAACATCTGGGTCGTAACTGTCAACAGCTTGGTTCCACATTGAAAAGTACCTGGTACGATCTCCCAATGCATCAAGCATTAACTGGTAAGATAATTCAGTGTTTCTGTCTTGAAGGTCAACTACCGCATTTAACTGCGAAGCCTGTCCCGCCAAAACACCCATGTTACCCGTGCTGTTGTAATACATAAGGCCAATAAAGTTGTCCCGAAAAGCAATGTAGTTTGGGCGGTTAGGAGCAGCCTGCTGTCCAAGTAGCGCCTGTGATGCAATTGTTCCTTCTGGCACCGTAGGTTTGTAAACCAAATGCGTGTCTGGCGCTTCCAAATTTACGTCTTCGGTATACAACACCACTTTAGGAGCATAGTTTGCAGTGGCAGAGTTTAAGTCAAAAAAGTCAAGGTCTACTGTGTCTGTGGCCTGTCCGCCATTAGCGTTTGTTGGGCGGGCATACGAGCCGTAACAGGGCTGCATTGGAGTTGTTGGGTTTAGCGCTCTTCCTGCTGCTTCCAGCCTAGTGTTGTTTGCATCAGGCACTGTATTCCATTGATTTTCGCCTATTTGCGGTTCCGGCTGATACGTGGGGTCGGCTACTATTGCCTGATTATTGGCATCAGTTCCAACTTGAATGCCTGTGTTGTTGTTTTGGTTATCAATAAAGTCCGCTATAAAAGATGCCTGAGCGTAGGTGTTAAATTTGTAAACTGGATTTCCATCATTGCCAGTTTTTGTTAGCCATTGACTGTTGTTAGGGGCGCCCTTTGGTGCAAGGGAGTTGTAGGCGGTTCCGGAATACGGTTTAAAGCTTGGCCCGCGGTCAATAACACCACGGATGTCAAAGTAAGTGCTGGCCATATCCAACACCCTGTTGTCCCCTACGGCCAGCGTAAAGCGGGTTTTGTAGGAGTAAGCGGTGTCTTCCTTGTCAACGGGGACAAAGCGGATTGTTAACCGTTGCGACCGATCGGTGGTGACATCGTGGGTGGGAGCCACGGTTGGGTTTCTGAACTTGTTGCCAAGTGAGAAGTAGGTTTCCGTCGCACGGGCAAACTGCACCAGACCCGGGCTCAGGTACTCCGAGGCGTCCTGCCCGGCGATGTGCATGTACGACCATTGCGGCATCATCGAGGGTGTGGCCATCTTGGCGACGACGGTGGACGATCAGCTCTGAACGCGTAATATAGCACACATACAACGGTATTAAGACACACACTAATGTTTTTTAATAAAAAGTTGTTAAAAGCAGCGACGGCGCTTCAGAGATTTTACGCCCAGCCCAACTATGCTGTTGAGAGTGCTCTGCCAGTTTGGGTTGCGACTAGGAAAGCGCGGCGTAGCTACTGCCACTGGACGGATGGCGGGTCTGGAAACTGGAGGCGCAATAGGCACGGGAGGTATTCTGCTAGCAGCATCGGGATGCGGCAGGTCCAAAGTAGCCACGGCTTCCGGAGGATCAACACCCACTGGCCTGGCCATAGAGGCAATAGGCTTAGTCATGGGGTAAGTGGTGGGCTTTAAAGTAAGGGAAGGAACCTGTGCGCTTCCCACCGCCTCTTCGTATGACGGCGGTTCTTCAGTTTTTGTTACCAAGGTTTCTTCCATATCAGGACGGGGTCGTTTTTCCCCTTTTGGCGGCAAGGCCTCTAACGGCGGAAGATTTTCCTCCACTTGAGGCCGCGGCTCTAGCCGGCTGTTAATTTCTTTCTGAATGGCTTGGTTTGCCAGGTCTACCGCACCATTAATGCCAGAAGCAATGCCGTCCACCACCTTTTGTTGAAACTGCTGATCTTTAAGCTTGTCCCTCAGCATTTGACCCGTGCTGGAATTCCACACCCGGTTGCCGTAAGTTTTCAAAGTGGACCCAAAATTTTTCAGGCCGCTCCACACACTGCTCCAATTGAAAGCGCCCCCGTTCATCTGGTTGGTGCCGATATCGCTCCACGTCCCCATGTAAGGCCGTGTGCCATGTCGGGGGGCCAGGGAGGAGAAATTGATGTCTTCCATGCCGGCGTCAGCTCGGTTTTCTGCCGAAAGAGACGGCGCGACCGAAACGGTTAGTGAAGCTCTTAGTGGCGCTGGCTAGCCTGCACCGCCACGCTAGCGATTCCAGGAATGGCCCCAATTGCAGCAGCAATAATGGGTATAAGGGCCGGTAAAATGCCCCCTTTTAGGCGCCGGTGAACCGCCCGTCGGCGGCGCAAACCGCTGCCTCCCAGAGTCCGACGACGGCGGGATCTTCCTCGATAACCGGGCACGGCCATACGGAGACGACACGTAAGCTTGCCCATCTGCAAACGTAGGAGTTATTAAAGTATGCTGGGATGGTAGCGGACCACTGGCAGCGTTAATTGACGTCCGCGTCTGGTAGTTACCCGCCGAACCCTTGCAGGAGCAACACGTGTTCTTCGGCGGCGACGGCGAGTAGTAGTTCGACGCGGGTAGTATGTTTGACCGCGATAGCCGGGAGTGGGTATAATTGACGGGTGCAGCACATAGTTTGGCAGTAAAGAAGAGGCGCGGCCGTAAGTTCGCCGACTTCGGCGTCTGGCTGGTAACACTGGCGCCTCTACCCAAGGGTCTGTTTGCATGCCTGTTTTAGTTTGCATTACAGCCGGCACCGCACTAATTCCAGCAACGGGCGGTTCAGTCATCATGCCTGTTTCGGTCTGCATAGCCTCCACCGCCTGCGCTGCGCTGGAAACCGGGATTTGAATATCCACAGTTTGCACCCCCATGCCTGGCGCCACCTGCTTTATAGGGCGAATTTTTATATCAGGCTGAACGTCTGGCTCCACCTTTAGCATGTCCAAAACGTCTTCCAATTTTTGCTTTTTTGGCACTAAAAGCTGCATTGTGGGCTGTAGCTCTCCTCCCTCTCTTTTTATACCTCGCTTTGTTGGGGCGCTTACTGGAAGAACCTGCTGCAGAGTCACAGGTTTCAAGCTAGGAGTAGGGTTTGACGTGTCTAGAGGAATAGCAATTTCTCCCGTGCGCGCTTTTTTTCCGTAAGCAAATTCGCCGCTGCGGTCTAGTGCCTGTTCAAGAATGTCCTCATCGCCGTAAACTTCGTCGTAGGACCTTTTAAAGCCCTTCCAGGACGACTTTTCACCAGGATTAAAAGAAATTACTGTGCCGGGCCGCAGTATCCGCTGCACCTTTCGACCTTTCCAGTTTAAGCGCCTGCGTGGTGCAAACGTGCGAACAAATTCAACATCCCCATCTCCCTCCCCCAAAGCCAGCACTTCATCCTCCTCTTTTTTTTCTAGTTTTTCCTGCTTCTTCACGCGTTTCAGGCGACGTGTGGGTTTCACGTCCGGCGCCGGCGCGTAGATTTCAGGGACCAGGGCTTGCAGCAGCTCCTCTTTAAACTTGCGTTTGGTCATAGCGGCGTAAGCTGGACATACAACGAAACACTGCGTGCTTGAAAACTGAGTTTTTTTATTATTAAGAACGCGGAGGTCGGGTTCGCACAGGAACTCTAACTCCTGTAACAGAATCCCGCACCCAGTAAACGTTTCCACGTCTAGGTGCGGACAGGCTAGAAATGGCAGCGGCAGCTTGCTGAGCGGCACGACGACGCACACGACCGGCAGCGGCATTAGCGGCGGCGCGTCTGGCGGCTCGACGACCAACAATACGCGCACGGCGCAGCAAAGACCTGGCAGCTTTCATAGCAGCCGTTGGTCTTTTTAAAGAGCGGCGACGCCGTCGAAGACGCGACTTTCTACGAGCATAGGCACGGGCATCGGCTACCACGCCGTCAATAACTTCGTCAACTGTGGAGCGGTTTGTCGGCTGGTAGTTGCGCGCATCTGCAACCACGCTATCAATTACATCATCAACAGTGGTGCGACCAGTACGGCCCCTGGTATGCGAACCCCACGGTGCCCTAAAATGTCCGCGCACACGCACTGGATGTTGGGGCGAACGTCTTTTGGCGCCTCCATACATTTTGGTTACGCCTATGCCCCAGCCGGTATTGTTGCTGGGAGAGATGAGGATTGACATCTAGAAAGTGCGGCTCGACAGAACGCGAGGGGCCACGATTCCCAATGCTTTGTAGACGTAGGGACAGGTCCGACGACGGGCGTCCGTGATGGTAACTCGCTGAACTCCGCGGATGCTGTTCTGCAAAGGCAGCGTCCCGTGATCAGTTAGAGCGGGCACGTTTTCGCTAACGGTGGTAATAGTGGGAGCTGGAGGACGCACCAATATTTGGTTTTCGGGAAAGCGGTTAAAAACGTGTGTTAAGGCGGTTTGCTGACGAATTAGCTGGGAGTAGACGGCCTGTTCGTTGTAAAAACTTTTACTGTGAATAGGCAGCAACTCTGCGCCCACCACTGGGTAACTGCTGACTTGTTGCGAAGAACGAAACGTAACTGGATCTACGTACATGTCTGGCATTGACCAGTACACCTGTTCGGATCCACACGTTACATCAGGAGTAGTTAGCAAAGTCCAGGAGCGCACGCCCTTTTCTGGGTCTCCGTAGTTGTAAGCCAGGTACCAACTACGATACGCAGTGTTGTTGGTTCCCGTAATAATATTGTAGCTTCTTCCCTTGGAGTCCTGCGTTACGGGGCGCACCACTGGTGCAGCTTGAGGTTGAGCGCCTGTTGCCGCCGCTGCTGCCGCCGCCTCAAAGTTATCCCCTCTAACCTCTTTTGCAGCCACTGTGGTTATACTAGCTTCGTATGCTGGAACGTCTAGCAGGGCTGGAATGTTGCCTCCTACCAAATCTTCGTACATAATTTGAAATCCTTCCTGAAATGGCATTCTTTTTCTGATCCCTAGCAAGTTGCTAAGACGGCTATATGTGAAATCAACGCCGCAGCCAGGAAGCAACACCACATCTGGGTGAAAAGCTTCGTTGGTATAAACTCCTGGCATTACTAGTTCGGTTTGCGGATCCCATCCCAAACGAAAATTTCGGGTGTCAAATTTTACACCAATTTCACTCTCCTTGACTCCGTTTTGCCGACCTACAGCCAGGTAGTGGTCCACAATGGCATTATTCATTAAGTCTATGGTCATTGTTTCCGAAAAATTGCCTTCGGGCAATGTAAGCTCCACCCACTTGTACACCGGGTCCTTGTTGGTTTCATGGGCCACCATAAGTTTGGCACGAAACGAGTTAGTAAACATAAACTCGTTAACGTTGGGCATGTTAGTATGCAAAATAGTTTTAAGGTCTCCTCCCCACCGCGAGCGGTCGTCTAAATTAATAGTTTGCGTGCTAGCCTCGGCTGGGGTGTAGTCGCTGTTTTGCACCACGGACGTGAGAAAGTTGCTGTGATCGTTCTGGTAGTTCAGCGTAGCAATGTCGGCCGACTTGTTGTCCACCAGGTACAGTCGGGTAGTATCGTAGAGGGGCGTTAGCTCCGAGTAACGAATGCTGTTTCTCCCTCCCGTAGGTTCCAAATACCGCGGGGGCACATAAGGATTTTCCAGTGGAGCTTGAAGATTGGCCGACGCCATCACGCTTTCGTAAGAAGGGGGTGGGCCTAAAGCCACCGCCGCGGACGGAATTGCCACTGCCCGCCGCATTTTGCTACCGAGAAGAAAGCAGGACACAACGTCGTCGTAGAGTCCTTTCTTACCATGGCTTTGGTAAGTTTTTTAATGTTTTTGCTTCAACGCCATCGCAACCCCACACCCCGGGGTTGCAAATGAGCAAACGGATTCCCACTCCCTCCCAAATCCAGCACACTGCTGTCATCTGCAGAATCTTCCCCCTCCTCTTCCCGCCTTTCCCGTCTTGGACGCCTCGAAGCCGGTAGCGAAGGACCGTAAGATTGTTGGGCTTGCCACTCTCTTTGTTCTTGCGCATATGTTTTCCAGCGACTCATTTTGTCAACTAAACTTTCAATTCCGTTGTTCGGAAAGTTTTTGTCTCTAGTTGGGCGCATTAGAGGATTGTTAAGCCAATCCTCCTCCCCGCTTAATCGGGGTCGGCTCATTCTGCCACTGCTACTGCTTACGCTAGGTAATTGAGGCAAAGGCGACGTGCTTCCCACCGCCCCCAAGTCAGAAAGACTCACTCGGTGACTTTGGGAGTCGCCCCCTTCTTTTTTACCAGGCAAAAAAACGCTGTCAACGTCATCCCACATAAAGCCGTCGTTAGCCTCAGGAAGGTCAAACTCCCCAGTGTAAAAACCAGGAGGGGGTAGCCAGCGATCATTAAGAATAACATTGGTAAAGTACTCGGGATTAATTGCCGCTGCTCTGTGCAAGTAATCCATGAGACGATTTACAAAAGGTCGGTTAGCAGCGTAAAATGAAGGCTCCATGTTTGCGGCTGTCATGTCCAAAGAAGCGCTAGGAGATGCCCCCTCTCTCATTAAATAAAGCGCTGTACTTTGTTGTACAAAGCGTAAAATGCGCTCTTCCTCTGCATTTAAAGTGTATTGAGGAGGCAGACGCTGACGGCGGTTTGTCAACAAAAAGTTAAGTGTAGCTTCCAAACTGCCAGTGTCTTCTTGCCCTAAAGCGCGACTAACACTGGTAATTTCTTGATAGGTTTGCTCATCTACTTTTGCCTGTCCAATTGCTTCGCGATACAGCGTTAGCAGGTGACCCAAATAGGAGTCTCTGCTTATGGATCCACTGTCAGTAAATGGCGCAATTAACAACAGCAGAAGCCTAGCGTTAGGAGTAAGTAAACTAGAAACCGTACTCCTGTCACCCAACGGGGCTCGAACGCCCCACAAGCCTTGTAAGTTTTGAAAGGCCTGGGTTAAGTTAACAGTTTGAAGCCCTTGTCTGGAAGTTTGAAAGTAGTAATTTGGACCAGATTGATACACCTCACTTTGGGGAACCTCAGCCACCATTAAACGAAGAGCGCTTAAAAAGTTAACATAATCCTCCTGACCTCGCGGAACGTTAGCGGGCAACGTACTCAAAAATGCATTCAAAGCCACTAAAGACCCCAAATTAGCATCTTTAAAAAATCTTTCGCGTTGGGAAACAGCTTCTTTCACGTCAGTTACCAAGCGGTCCAAATTGGTTTGCACGTTTGAACTGTTGTAACGCCCCACGCGTTCTAACAGCGCATTGTACACTTGCCCGGCCTCGTCCGGCCGAATGGCCCGGGTTTCCGCCAGAGCGTTTACAATAGCTAGCACTTTCTCATGAGTTGGATTAGGTCGAGAAGGTACCACTGCTTCCAAAATAGCAGCAAATCGGTTAGCCTGTGGCTGCTGTCGAAAAGCCTCAGGATTACGGGCAGTAAGCGCCAAAATGCGCCTCATTGCCTCGGACCAGTCATCCGCTGGAGTTACTCCGGAAGGCTGACTCTGCAAAGCCGCGCGCGTAGCAGGGTCCTGGGGGCTGCCCGCCGCTGTCACCATGGCGGCCGAGGACGGCTCGTTCGCCGACATATCTACCAAAAGACGGCTACATGTCAATTCCCGGCTCGTCTTCCTCTTCGTCGTCTTCCTCGCCTGCCAGCTCCACCGCTCCAGCTGCCGCCAGTGCCCTTCTAGAAGGCTGCCATCTGAGGTCAGCTCCGGCGTCAAAATAGTCTGACGCTTCTGCGCTTCCAGTCCCGGTTAAAGCCCGATGTAAGCTATGAAGCAACTCCCTATCGCTTAGCTCTCTTCGGCGGCTGGCACTTACAGCCTTGTGAATACGATCGTTTCGATACACGCCAAGGTCATCACTAAGCGTCAGCACCTTTAGGGCCATGCGCATGTAAAAACTATCAATTTTTACCTCCTTGTCAATAGGCACAAATGGCGACTTGTAAATTTTTCGCGCATAAAATTTGCCCAAAGACAACATGCTGTAGTTAATAGCGGCAACTTTGTCTGACAAACTTAGGGAGCGCTCTTGTACTACAATGCTTTGCAAAATGTTAATTAAGTCAAGAAGCCAACGGCCCTCCGGTTCTGCAATGTTTAGCATGGCTTCCCTAAAAGTTTCATTATCTCTACTGTGCTGAACAATAAGAAAAAGTTGTGCTGTTAACGGCTTGCTGCTGGGATTTTGAACATAGGCCTCCACAAAGTCCCACAAATGCATAAGACCAATTGCTACCTCTTCACGCGCAATAAGTGTTCGCACGTGATGATTAAAGCTTTTCTGAAAGTTCATTTCCTCTTTTACTGTCTGCTCATAAGCGCTAACTAAATTAGCAGCAGCTACATGCGCACGCGCCGGACTAACTCCAGTTCTTTCGTCAACTTCAAAATCCTCCTCCCGTAACACACGCTGACGATCTAATCCATGGCGTAATTCCCTGCCTGCCCGAAACCGCAAGTCCCGCATTTCCTCAGCCTCTTCACCGCTGCGATCTCGAAACATGTTGCTGCGCGGAACGTAAGCTTCCGCCGCGTCGCGTTTTAGCGCTACGCGTGGATGGCGCTCCGGACTTAGGGCTCCGAGTCGCGCTAAGCCCTGCCCTTCTTCCAAGTCCAGCGCTGTTTCCCCCTCTGAATCGCCGGCCCCGTGAAGAGCTATTGCCGCCTGGGCTGTGGTTGGAGGGGTAGACCGTGAGGTGGCCGTTGACGCCGCCGTCACCGCCGCTGGGACCGCTGGGGACTGAGAATTCCCAGCAGGGCGCATTTGCCTCAGCACGGGATGCATCTAAAGAAAAAACAGCAAAAACCGTCCTCCGTATTCGGGGCCGCAGGCTGGGTTCGAGACCGGGCCGCCAACCTCAATCGGTCACTATGTGACACCCATGCGTTTATCCGCCGAGCCACGGAAGGCGGCTGCTTAACCCTGTTTCTTTTTTTCTTTAGAGCATTGCGGATTGCGCCAGACTTACTGGCCAAAGCCGTCCCACCATTGAGTACTTTCAACCTTTGCGCAATATCTGGAACCGAGTTCGCGACTATCCGCGCGCCAGTACCACTGCAAGTGGTATTACATGGATGTCGCGCTACATTTACGGCTACCATCGCCTAATGCTTGAAGATTTGGCTCCTAACTCACCGGCTACTCAGCGATGGCCCCTTTACCGCTACCCACCACCCCACTTTCTTGTTGGGTACCAATACTTGTTACGAGCTTGCAACGATTACATTTTTGAAACCCGTGCCTACTCGCGTTTACGTTATTTGGAAACCGTAGGACACGGAACGCAAACCGTTAACTGGTCAGTTATGGCTAACTGCACGTATACTATAAACGTGGGTGCTTATCACCGGTTTGTGGACTTAGACGACTTCCAGGAAACTCTAACGCGGATTCAACAGGCTGTGCTAGCAGAAAGAGTGGTAGCGGATCTTGCCCTTTTGCAGCCGCAAGGCATGCGAGGGTACGGGGTAACTCGTCTCTCCTCTGGAAGCCGAGAAGCTGGCGAAGAAGAAGCGCCGGTTGAAAGGCTTATGCAGGACTACTACAAAGACCTGCGCCGCTGTCAAGGCGAAGCATGGGGCATGGCCGACCGACTGCGAATTCAACAAGCCGGACGAAAAGACGTAGTTATTCTTTCGACCATCCGCCGTTTAAAAACCGCCTTTTTTAACTACCTCATCAGCAGCACCACCGCGGAAGAAGGACAGGAAAGAACAGCCCCAGAAACAGTTCTTAGCTTACCTTGCGATTGTGACTGGCTAGACGCTTTCCTCGACCGGTTTTCCGATCCTGTAGATTTTCAAGCGCTTAACTCAATTCGTCCAGAGGTCTCTACGCAAAAATTATTAAGGTGTATTGTTAGCGCAGTAAGTTTGCCCAACAACCGCCCACCCCTGGCCCCGTTACCTCCACTAAGCGGCGGCGCCTTCACACTGCGTCCTAGAGAGCAAGGACGTGCCGTGACGGAAACCATGCGGCGTCGCCGAGGGGAGATGATCGAACGTTTCGTCGACCGACTTCCCGTCCGACGCCGTCGCCGCCGCGTGCCACCACCTCCGCCTGAGGTTGAGGAAGCGGTGCCGGTTGTAGAAGAAGAAATGGAAGTTGAAGAGGTGCCCGGAGCTTTCGAACAAGAAGTGCGAGCTACGGTAGCAGACTTAATTAGACTTTTAGAAGAAGAACTTACAGTTTCTGCGCGCAACAGTCAGTTTTTTAATTTTGCTGTTGACTTTTATGAAGCTATGGAAAGACTGGAAGCCCTAGGTGACATCAATGAGCTTACACTGCGTCGCTGGATAATGTATTTTTTTGTAGCCGAGCATGCTGCCACCACCCTTAACTATCTTTACCAGCGACTACGCAACTACCCTGTTTTTGCTCGACACGTGGAACTTAATCTTGCCCAAGTGGTAATGCGCGCACGTGATGCTCGCGGAGACGTGGTGTACAGTCGCGTCTGGAACGAAACGGGCCTCAATGCTTTTTCGCAGCTTATGGGTCGCATTTCCAACGATTTAGCGGCCACAGTGGAGCGAGCAGGTCGCGGCGATTTGCAGGAAGAAGAAATCGAGCAGTTTATGGCGGAAATTGCCTACCAAGACAACTCCGGAGACGTGGGTGAAATTTTGCGCCAAGCGGCAGTTAACGATGCCGAAATTGATTCTGTTGAACTTTCTTTTAGGTTCAAAACGACGGGGCCGGTGATATTTTCCCAGCGCAGGCAGATCTTGGATGTCAATCGCCGAGTCGTCGCTCATGCCAGTCAGCTACGCGCACAGCATCAACCGCTACCCGAGCTCCACGCCGACGTGCCTCTTCCAAATCTGCCAGTCGGACCAGAGCCTCCCCTCCCACCAGGAGCTCGACCTCGCCGCCGCTAAAAATTGTTCCACCACGGGGAACGGTAGTAGCCCCCCGTCCTTTTGGCTTTCTGCACGTACTTGACCAACGTGACCGAAGCCCACTGGAAATTAAGTATCATTTTCACTTGCGCCCTGCCCTTGAAAACCTCTTGGAAGTTCATCGCTTGCCTCCAATTGCAAATCCACATAAGTTACATGACTCATTAAGCGACGAGCAACTAAAAGCCTTGGTTTTAGAACTAAACCCTGAAGTAGCTGAACTCTGGACCGTTCGCGGCCGCGGACTTGCAGAACCATCATCCCTTTTAGTATCCAGCGCCAGCAATGACAGCAAAACAGCATTTCCTCTGCGATTTCTGGCCCTTGGCGCGCCCAATCGTCGGAAAATTCACCTAATTCACACATTGCAGCAGGTTTTGCGTTGTGAACACTGCGGACGCTTTTACAAAAACCAGCATGACTGCTCAGTGCGTCGCAAAGACTTTTACTTCCACCACATTCACTCCCAAAGTTCGCAATGGTGGCAATCCATAAAATTTTTTCCATTGGGATCTCACCCACGTGTCGAACGTTTATTTCTTACCTATGATGTAGAAACTTATACCTGGATGGGAGCTTTCGGTAAACAGCTGGTTCCATTTCTTTTAGTAATGAAAATAACGGGAGACCCTAAACTTGTTCAACTGGCTACAAACTTAGCTAATAAACTACACTGGGATCACTGGAAAGAACATACAGACATTTTTTTTTGCTTAAACCCCCAAAAGCAGGCAGTGGGGCGACAATTTAGAGAATTTAGAGACCGCTTGCAAGTTTTACTAACCGAAAACCTATGGGAACATTTTGTATCTTGCAATCCTGTAGAAGAGTGGAGCCTAGCTGAACACAACCAAAGCGCTAAAGAGCTTAACTACTCTCAACTTGAAAAATGTCCCTTGCTCCGCGGCAACCCGCGTTTTATTGAATTTTATGTTATTGGGCACAATATTAACGGCTTTGATGAAATTGTACTTGCGGCTCAAGTTATTAACAGCCGTTCTGAAGTACCAGGTCCATTTAAAATTTCTCGCAACTTTATGCCACGCTGTGGAAAAATTCTTTTCAACGATGTAACCTATGCACTTCCAAATCCTAAATATAAAAAGCGCTCAGATTACACAGACTGGCAACGCGGAGTGTGTGATGACAGGGACTTCAAATACCAGTTTGTGAAAGTTATGGTGCGGGACACTTTTGCTCTTACCCACACGTCGCTACGCAAAGCTGCTCAAGCGTACTCTTTACCTGTAGAAAAAGGCTGCTGTCCCTACCAAGCCGTTAATCAGTTTTACATGTTGGGCTCTTACCGTGGAGACGCAAATGGATTTCCTCTCCAAGAGTATTGGAAGGACCAAGAGGAATACCTCTTCAACCTTGAACTCTGGAAGCAAAAAGGAGAAACACGTTATAACATTGTTAAAGAAACACTAGACTACTGTGCTTTGGATGTAATAGTTACAGCTTCGCTGGTAGAAAAGTTGCAGGAGTCTTACGCTCACTTTATTAGCGAATCAGTTGGACTGCCTGACGCCCGTTTTAACATTTTCCAGCGGCCTACCATCTCTTCCAACTCTCATGCCATCTTTAGACAAATTCTTTACCGAGCAGAAAAATCACAACGAGCGCACCTCAGTCGCCACCTACTGGCTCCCTCACACGAGCTTTATGACTACGTGCGCGCCAGCATCAGAGGAGGGCGCTGTTACCCAACTTACATTGGAGTACTTCAGGAGCCCATTTATGTTTATGACATTTGCGGCATGTACGCTTCAGCTTTAACCCATCCTATGCCATGGGGTGCCCCCTTAAGTCCATATGAACGAGCTTTGGCCGTACGCGACTGGGAATTGGCCCTTAGTAATAAGTTACAGATAATTGATTATTTTAACAAACAACTTTTGCCTGCTATTTTTACAATTGACGCCGACCCTCCAGATGAACGCAACTTAGATGTTCTTCCTCCTTTTGGATCCCGCAAAGGTGGACGACTGTGTTGGACTAACGAGCCCTTACGCGGTGAAGTAGCTACAAGCATAGACGTAATTACACTTCACAACCGCGGCTGGAACGTCAGACTAATTCCCGACGAACGCACCACCGTGTTTCCAGGCTGGAACTGTTTAGCCCGTGAATATGTGCAATTAAACATTGCGGCCAAGGAAAAAGCCGATCGGGAAAAGAACCAAACACAGCGCTCCATTGCTAAACTACTTTCTAACGCCCTCTATGGGTCATTTGCTACTAAGCTTGACAACCGACAAATTGTGTTTTCTGACCAAATGGGGCCAGAACATTTAAAAGGCATAGCTGCCGGAACAATTTCCATCAAATCTTCCTCATATATAGAAACTGACAACCTTAGCGCACAAGTTATGCCTGCATTTTCACGTCAGTACGTACCCCAACAGCTGACCTTTGAAGACAGCGAACCGGAAGAAAGTGATGATGAGGGGGGAAACGCCCCCTTTTATAGTCCCAGCAATGAAACAAATCACGTGACCTACACTTACAAACCAATCACATTTTTGGAAGCTGAAGAAGGGGACATGTGCTTACATACTCTTGAAAAAACAGACCCCCTTATAAACAACGATCGCTATCCTTCTCACATTGCCTCATTTGTTCTTGCTTGGACACGCGCGTTTGTTTCTGAGTGGTCTGATTTTCTATACTCCGAGGACCGGGGAATTCCCCTTGAAGAACGCTCCCTCAAGTCAGTTTACGGAGACACAGACAGCCTTTTTGTCACAGAACGAGGACATCGCCTCATGGAAACCCGAGGTAAGAAGCGCATCAAAAAAAACGGAGGCGCGCTGGTTTTTGACCCAGCAAGTCCTCAGTTGACCTGGTTAGTAGAATGCGAAACAACATGTGCCAACTGCGGTTCAGATGCTTATTCCCCAGAATCCGTTTTCTTGGCGCCAAAACTGTATGCTCTTAAATGTTTACAATGTCCTCAATGCGGGCACATCTCCAAAGGCAAACTTCGCGCCAAAGGACACGCAGCGGAAAGCTTAAACTATGACCTGATGGTAAAATGCTACTTGGCTGACCTACAGGGAGACGAAAAGCAGCGGTTCAACACCAGCCGCCTCAGCCTCAAACGCACCCTGGCAAGCGCGCAGTCAGGAGCCCACCCATTTACTGTCACCGAGACAACCCTGAAGAGAACACTGAGACCGTGGAAAGACCGCACTTTGGCCCAACTGGACGCTCACCGCTTGGTACCTTACAGCCAGAGCCGACCCAACCCCAGAAACGAGGAAGTGTGTTGGATCGAGATGCTGTAGAGCATATCACAGAACTTTGGGACCGGCTGGAACTACTCAGTCAAACCCTGCGTAATCTTCCCTTGGCTGACGGCCTTAAGCCTCTTAAAAACTTTGCTTCCCTCTCCGACCTGCTTTCCCTCGGTGGGTCTAAACTTTTGCATGACCTTGTTTTGGAAAATATCCATGTTAGAGATTTACTGAACAGCGTGGCCCCCCTACTTAAGGACGATGGTAGTTGCACTTCCCTAAATTATACATTACAGCCAGTTATTGCTGTCATTTATGGACCCACCGGCTGTGGCAAATCCCAGCTGCTGCGCAACTTGCTTTCCACTCAATTAATTACACCCGCACCAGAAACTATTTTTTTTATTGCCCCCCAAGTAGACATGATTCCTCCCTCCGAAATAAAAGCTTGGGAAATGCAAATATGTGAGGGAAATTATGCTCCAGGGCCTGAAGGTACTATTGTGCCCCAATCTGGAACATTGCGACCTCTTTTTATAAAAATGTCATACGAGGAGCTCACTCATGATCACAACTATGACGTGACTGATCCCCGCAACGTTTTTGCTCAGGCTGCAGCTAGGGGACCCATTGCTATAATTATGGATGAATGCATGGAAAACCTAGGTGGACACAAAGGAGTTTCAAAATTTTTTCACGCCTTTCCTTCAAAATTACATGACAAATTTCCCCGTTGTACCGGATATTCTGTGTTGGTGGTTTTACATAATATGAACCCCCGCCGCGACCTGGGAGGAAACATTGCCAACCTAAAAATTCAGGCCAAAATGCATCTCATAAGCCCCAGAATGCATCCCTCGCAGCTTAATCGCTTTGTTAATACCTACACTAAGGGTCTTCCTGTAGCTATCAGTCTTTTATTAAAAGACATTTTTCAACACCATGCTCAAAGGGGGGCCTACGATTGGATTATTTACAACACCACCCCAGAAAACGAAGCCCTACAATGGGCATACCTTCACCCCAAAGACGGACTTATGCCCATGTATCTTAATGTTCAAACGCATCTCTACCGTGTTTTGGAAAAAATCCACCGTGTCCTTAATGACCGCGAGCGCTGGACACGCGCCTACCGTTCCCGCCGCTCCCTCCCACAAGCTGTTTAAAAATAAAAACCACAAGTTTAAACATTTGAAGTAGTTTATTTTTAGTTCATTTTATTTGGTTACTGGGAAGGGCGGGAAAGCTGCTCCACTCGCGCCGACACTTCCTGCAGCTGCTGGCTTACAGCAGCAAGTTGCTGAACCACTTGAGCTAAATCTCGGCGGTAACCCTCCAGGGTTGTGGTGTCCACCGCGGATACAGGGCTGTAAAGGCCTGGGTCAAGAGCCATGGCTCTGGCAGCTGAGAGGGCGGCTGAGGTTGCGGCGGCGGCTGCTGCAGCGCTGTCCAAAGTAGATGAGCTGATAGTAGCGTAGCGCATAGAAGAAGCGTTAGATGGATCCACGGGACGTCCGTCCACGGTCGAACCGGTAACATTCTGACGCACTCCGGCCCAAGCAGGTAATCTGCCCGTCAGAAATGGGCTGTACACTGCTCCGTCAAAGCTGAGCGAAGACTGGCTGGTTCCACTCATGGTACCTGAAAAAATAATAAAAAAGTTAGACGCCCCATCCCATTTATAACCCACCTAAGCCCCTCCCATTTCTCCCACCTACCTAGTCTTCCTCATCTGAAGAAGAAAACTCCTCTCTCAAGCAAGAATGTTGACAATGATCAAGTCGTACTTCCTCAGTTACCATTCCCATCACTGTCAAGTTACACAGGTGTGATGCTCCACAGTCACAGGTTCTTGTCCGAGCCCGGCAGTCATCATAACGTAGAATCTTGTACACCACCATGCTTATATCAAATATTCCACTGAAGCACACCTGAGTTGCGGCAGGTGGTTCCATAATTACGTTACAGTGGGCCAGATTGCATTGTCTTGGCATGAAAACCCCGCGCCGACCGCCCAAATATATACTACAACGTGTCATAACATTGTGCTCAAACTCAGGCCATGGGCGGCGCCGGTGACCAACAATGTGCACCGGCTTTAACATGCGCACCTTACCGTCAGTGCAGGTAACCATTTGATAAGGTTTTGGTGGAACAGTTCCTGGTCCACAAATCATATTATGACATATGCGCCCCCCTCCCTTTAGTAAAATAAAGCAGCCATTGTCTGACGCCACGTTGTCACTAGCATGCAAAAACCCCTCACTAGAAATTCCCAAGGTGCAACGTTCTAACATACATTTGTGAACAGAAACTTTGCTTTTTCCCTGAGCCACCACCCCCTTCCAACAAGCATAAAAAGAAGATCCTCTAACCTTTCCCCCAACCCTAAGCTCTATACAGGTGTTGCTAAAACCAAAAAAATAACAATTGTGCACAACTACTGGAGTGTTAGCAACAATTACCACGCCCCCAAAATTGTTTCCACAAAACCGAATGCCATGAAATGTCACACCTGACAACCCCACCACCCCAGGACACATTTCTTGCATATTAGCCACAAACCCTCCACGTCTGGGATCTGTCATTTCAATAGTTGCCCCATTGCCCAGCAGGTATACGTTACGCCTCAAAACCACCTTTTCTCGAACATAGTACCGGCAGTCTGGACGCAAAGCCACCTTGCCATACCGGTTTAAAATAACCTCCCAGTCTTCATCCGGATTCATCCAGTAAGTCTTCACCTGCTCAAAATTGTATTTTTCCAAAAGGTGCATATCCCCCTTTTCAAAGTCCTCCCATACTTCAGGATACCACACCACTTCAAGCCTACTTTTGGCCATTAAAGACATAGTTACATCTGCCAAAAAAGTTAAAGATTCATAATGATCTCTTTTCTGCCCACGTTGCTCCCCATCCTCTTCAACAGAAGCTCCTCCCACCGGTCCCACAGCCAACTCAGGAAAAGGGTCAGGAATCTCTCCTACGCCTCCACTGGAGGGTCCAGCCCCGCTCTGGGGTTCTGCTCTTCCATGTTCATTGCTTCCTCCTCCAATATTGTTTCCAGCTCCTCCTGCCTCAGCAGTGCTTGGGCTTGAAGCCGGTGCTGGCGCAGAGACGGATGCCTCTCCACCAAACGCCTGTAAAGCTTCCGCCCCTTCCTGATGCCAAACTTCCACAGGCATAGCGTTAGGAAGTCCAGCGTGTAACCCGGGCTCAGCTGCGTCTGCTCGTTCCATCTGTCTAACAGATGAACCACAAACGCAAGAGCTGAACACAGACGACCGGGAGAAGAAAAGTCCAATTGTGGAAAAAGCCTTTCCTCAAGCAATACCCGATGGCCTAGATTCAAAGAATCAAAAAGCCCAGGTAAATGCTCTAAAAGTTCATCAAATTCAGCTCGGTGTTCTCGCTTTACCCGGTTTAAAAAGCGGCTTAGAGGAGAACCGCACAGAAACCTCCAAAAGTAAGAGGTTCTGTCGGAAGCCTCCTCTAGCAAACGCCGCAAAGAGCCAAGATTCTCTAAACTCTCGTACAAGTCCATGAACGCCTTTACCTGCTCTGAATCCCGTGTAAGTACTTGCCCTCTTTTATACAGTAAGCCCAACCCACAAAGTAAACACACACCTGGCACCAGTAAAATGTTTATTAAGCTGAATCACCAAGGGCGTACCAGGAAAAAGGCGCACCTGGCGCCGCGCCCTACTGCAGGCGGGGTCGTTTTAAGGACAAGTCCAAAGGTTCAAGAGGATCAAGTAACAAGTCTTGTATGCTATCAACAGCCAGGCGTCTCCTAGACGACACCCGCTGAGGCTTAGGTTTTAAAATATTAGGGCGGGGTCTTTCAGGCTTTTCTGTCATCTGAGGAGGGGAGGGCTTGTCATCCACAGAACCGGTAGTACTGTCTGGCTCTTCCGCATCTGAAATAGGGCCTAAAACAAAAAACAACCTATGAAATAAAATAAACAGAAAACTTTATGCAGACATAGGTTAAAAAGCACATAACTTACTGTAAACAAACGCAGCGTTAATACGAAGATAGCACAAAGAACAGAGCACAGTAGACTCTCCGGTACGATCCCGGTGGTAACGGCAAGACTTACAGTCCCGTCCAGGAACCGGCGGCGCGTCCAACACAAAATTTTCCTCCTGATCCTTAAGCACTTCTAAAGCCTGTGACACCATAGCGCGCGTAGGCTCACATATGCCACTGTCCTCATCTTCAGACTCAGGCATATTTTCGTAGCACTTTAAGTCAACATCTTCAGGAGAAAGAGTGGGCATAGCTCCGCCAGCTCCAGGTTGAACAGGCGACTCTAAATGCGGCGGCATATCAGCCTCCAACAGCATAGACTCAGGGAAAAACTCATCCACAGCAGTGGCCAGTGGATCAGTTTCAGTTTCAGTCCCTGGATCAATATCATAAAGATCATGAAGACTAAAATCATCGCAAAAATGAGAAATCACCTGCGGATCGTCTCCAAGCGCCCCGCTGACAATGTCTTCCAGCAGCTCAGCGGCCACAGTTGGCGGCAGACCCGGAGAGAGTATGAAGTTCCTCATTTTCCCACGGTGCTCGAAACGCGGAGGAGAAATCTCTTCTCGCTGGCACTCAAGAGTGGCCTCTTGACGTTCTGAGCCGCATTAAATACCCTAGCGATCAGCTGACGTGAAGTCATAAAATGAGGAACTTCGCCCCTACACGGAAAAACCCAGTGAAAAATAGAGACCGAAACTGCCACGTTAGCGGGTAAAGTTCACACTCTAAAGGTCAAATCTCCACCCGGGAATTACCACAGAATTTTCACATTTCACTTCCTCGTTTCGGTTTTCGCGCCAAAATGACAGAAAACTTGCAAAAATGAATAAAAACTCTTCACTTCCGCGTTGGCCGCCACGTCACCTCCGCCGCGACGCCGCCCGTGCGCCCCGCCCGCTTGCCCCGCCTTAGCACAGCCACTTCCGCGTTCCCAGACCAAAGTTCACATAGCTCCACCCATCTTATTTGCATGTTAACGCCGTCGCCATCTTGCGGTGTATTATATAGATAGAG